ATCACAGATGACATGACTGAGGAAACATTTAGATCTCAGCTTGAAACAATGCAGGCTAATTCTAAAGGAGCCGAAGACGGGGCTAAGCCTGATGATGAGTTTAAGGCTTCTAAAATCGAAGCTCCCGTTACAATGTTTGCAACCGTAAATCAGAAGCGAGAGATGATAAGAAACGCAATTCCAAAAGACAGCAGTGAATATGACGAAGATAAAAATCTCGTTAGGTCGGTAGATTATTGGCTTGAAGACTTTGATGACAATTATGTTTATATGTCAATTTATTCATATGAACGCGGTAATGGCTCTTCTTCAAAGATGGGGCGCTTTGCGTATTCCATTGACGAGGCTGGGGTTGTAACAATTGATAGTAATTATGTAGAGGTATTCAGAAGTTGGGTCACAGCAGAGGAAATGGCTGCACTTGACGCACTTAAAGAAGAAAATAGTAAGCTCAAGTCAGAG